ATGATGACCATGAGCACTATATCTAGAACTACTAATAGAGGATATGGTATAAGAATTAATGGTGCTTTGTGTTTGATAATCTTCTTGCATTATTTCAATCATGTTTCTGAAAAATTTTATGAGTTGGTTAATTCGGTCATCCTCAAACTGAATTTCCATTTCAGGATCATCCAAATATAAGCGATTCATGGTAGCATTCCGGACATTTATGTAGGAACTGAGTGTGCGATGGTTTCGAGTATGTTGGTCCAATATTTGTTGCAAAACAATATCAATTTCCTGACTTTGTTCCAATGGTAAAATTAATTCACTAACTAACCTAGTTTTTTGCCTGTGGAACCAATCCAATAATAATTGGTAACACTGATTAATTTTAAAATATTGGCAGATACGAGAGAAAGGTAGGACAATCAATTGTTCCCAACTAGGTTCTGATTTCAATAAATTATCCGAGTGAAAATACATGCCATTGCCAAAGGGAATAAAATCATGATTTATTAATTCTACTTCTAAATCGGGATTGACCATGGAAATTTTGAGATCAGATAAATTTCTCAAATTAATTTGTGTTATGTCATCCCAAGTGGTTTCCGTATTAATTGACACCGGATGCCATTCATTTTCAAATAAATCACTCGACCACATAACATAAGTAGTTTTCCAATTATTCAATAATATACAACTGTTGGATAACATAGCTGGCAACAAAACAGAAATATCAATGTCAGATGGTTTGCGTAACGTACCAGTTCGGCGACAACTTCTGCGTCCAACAATAATACCAATAACGGCTTTTAAATGAAGACCTTGAATTGCCATTTTTTTACTGAATTCTGATATTTCGGATATGCCAATATTACCATCCGTCAAAATAACGACAACATCCGCATTTTTAATAGTTTCTAATGTTTCACTTGATTGAAAAATAGATGAAGGTACTGTATTTCCTCCAGGCACGATGTGAGAAATACTGGATATTTTATGGGCTCGACTATTCCACGAAATATATGTGGGATTATTAGTTAAGCCGACTGAAATCAAACTAACGATTCGTTTTTCAACATCCAAATAATTATAAGAATCAGCAAATGTATATGCTGTGGATCCGGAACTGTCAATGCAAAAACAAACTTGCAAGTCTTTAACGCAACGAGTTTCACTCAATGGCAAATTAATAATAGAAGCAGTCAATATTTCAGTGGTTAATGAATCCATGAATAATTATTTTGTTAATAAATTGTTACTATTATTTGGAATGTCATGTACCATGTAAGGTTTTGTTTTATCAATTTTTATGGCAAAAATGATTCAATCTATGAATTCTTTGTTTATGATAAATTCTTTGACTATCCACCAAACTATACAAAATTTCCAATCCGTGATAAACACATGCTGGAACACATAACCAAGAATATTTTTTGGTAAAAAATAAGTGTGACAAAAAACAAAATATATGGAAGGTGGGTATATGGCGGCCAACATAATTCATGTACCAATATTTGTGGTAATATTTTTCCTTGACAAAATCATCAGTCTCTGTCATTCCGATTGTTCCAACATTGGATTTAGACTTAATTTTGTAACAACACATATCCACTTGGTCTGAAAAATTTTGACTAACATACAACATACCATTGATTTTGAGTGCATGTTTCGCAATTTTTTTAATGGTCACTCTATTTTGGCCAAAAACAACGGAACCTGCAATTTTATAGTCAATGTCAATGCCGGCCACAATATCAAATCTTCGACTAAAATAAAAGTCATTAGCATCTGTTAAAGATTGCGGATTCATATGTAAATAAACTCGAATAGTTGGATTTAATTGCATAATAACTTTCATGAATTCTCTTATGGCCCGATAATATTTGGGTTTACTAAAAAAATTAGCATAAGCACAATCCGTTAAATGAACCTCAGATATTTTGTCCGGCATCATAGAAATAATTTTTTTCTCTTGTTCCAGCAAATAACATCCATAAAATAAAATATTAACATTATTTTTTTCAGAAGCTATATAAATAATTTTTTGTTCATACCACTCACGCAAGCGACTAATTCGTCGATCATAAATACATTCCACATCTTGGCATTCTATCATGTATTTGTTCGTGGATGGCTCCAATGTACCATTCCATGTGATTCGATAACTAGAATTATTAATTAGGGTAAATGTCAACATAATTTGCTCGTAAAATATTAGCCCAAGATTAAATAAATGGCTCATATAATTAAAAAAATCAATTTTTTTGATGTTATCTAATAATATAACGATAATGAGTATTGGACTACTAATATTATTAATTATTATTGCTATTTTGGCTTACTTTTTGCTGAAAATTGGGTTGATCATTCTAATTATTGTCATAATTATAATTGTCATTTACTATGTTGTTAGTAATTTGAGTCGAAGTTTTACTAATGGCCCATCCAAATCAAACTCATTAAACCAACCAGCGACCTATAACCAATTTGCAGAAAATTACGTAAGTTATCCAATCTGCACAAAAAATGATGTTCGATTTGACAACCAAAACTTGGCCAACAATTGGTATGTACCGGTGCAAGGATACTTTCGTGAGAAAATGAATCATAATTGTTTGTCGAATAATTGTCAAATTCCACCAGGAATCAGCGAACATTGTGTCCATAAACATTTGCAACAAACCGGCAATTGGAATTCGGCCATTAATCAGTGTAAATTGCCACCCAAACAAAGTGTTTAACATCTCTTCTAATATACGCAGAATAAATATTAACATAAATTAAGATTTATTCTACGGTGACAACCTTGGCCAAATTTCTGGGGTAGTCCGGATGATTACCACGAACTATGGCCAAATAATAAGCCAACATTTGAACTGGCACGATGGATATGAGTGGGAATAATACGGAATCTGTTTCCAAATAAAATAAATAATCCACTTGCTCTGGGGAAATTTTTCTGTTTGTGATCATAATGACTGATGCTTTTCGTGATTTAATTTCGGCATTAATATTTTCGATTTTGGTAAAAAATTTGTCATTGTTAGCCAATAATATCACGGGCACATTTTTATCCAACAAAGCAAAGGGACCATGTTTTAGAGCAGCCGCAGGAAACCCTTCCGCGTGAACATAAGAAATTTCTTTGATTTTAAGGGATCCTTCTTTGGCTATCCATTCACCAGCATGTTTACCCAGAATAAAACAACTGGTTTGATCTTCGAACCAGGGCAAAATTTTATTAATTTCCTGACTTGATTTTTGAATGGCATGACAAAAGTCACCAGGCAAATTATTTATCGATTCCAAATATCGAGTTTTAACGTCAGGTGAAATATCATGCGCCATCCAAATGGCCATGAACAAAAGCATGAGAACTTGGTTGGTGAAAGACTTGGTACTCGCCACGGCATGCTCTCGTCCGGCTCTTAAATATAAACAATGATCAACTTCTCTTGCGATAAGAGAATTTTCCACATTAATGATACCCACACTTGGAATTTTTCGATTTTTGCCAATTTCCAGAGCCCGATAAAGTTCTCGAGTTTCGCCAGATTGCGACAATAAGACCAGTAACACATTACGATGAACCGGAATGTCTTGCTCCTCGAAATCTGCCCCATCAATGACTTCCGTTGTCACACCAACTCTGAATTCTTTGAAAAATTTGGTTCCAACATGAGCGGCATGAAACGATGTTCCACATGCCAAGAAAATAATATGATCAATTAATTTCAAACTCATGAGCTCGGACAATTCTGGAAAATAAATATCAAGACCATTCGGGCCATTTTTGATTCGGTCAGAAATTAATTTGGCGATGGCATTGGGTTGATCATTTATTTCTTTCAAGGTCCAGTGTTCGTAAGGAGCGGGTGATAATTCCGCAACCAGACTCGTCATAGGTAAACTATCATATTGCTTTGTGGAAACTAATTCCATTTTATCGGTCATAGTTACATAACCATAATCACCATCAGATAAAATGACGTAGTGACTAATGTCTGGATCAAATCCAATAAGTTCCGAAACAAACATTATTTTATCTTGTTTTTCATTAAAACCCAAAAGCAAAGGTGAACCATTTTTCATGAAATAAATTCGATCATGATGATTTTTGTCCACTAATAAAACAGCCCACGAACCTTGAATCTTTTCAGATAATTCTTGCAATCCAAATCTTTGTTTGGCTAACCAATCATAATATTTGACCAAGACTTCCGTATCAGTTTGACCATAAAATTGATATTCATGTTCGACTAATTCTGATTTTAATGACAAATAATTTTCGATAATACCATTGTGAACCATAGCATAACATTGTGCATCATCAAAATGAGGATGCGCATTTTCAATTGTTTTTGCTCCGTGTGTTGCCCATCTGGTGTGACCAATGGCAAGATCACAAACTAATTTAGTCATGGCATCACGATTAATATGAGTCATAGCGTTTTCTCCTTCGTTGGAAACACTTTTTTTGATAAGTAATTTATTATCAACAATTGAACAAATTCCTGCCGAATCGTAACCTCTATTTTGTAACTTATTTAGGGCGTTCATAACAGCTGACATGGCCATTCCATTTTTAACGAAACATCCCGATATACCACACATTTTTCTAACATTTAGTGATATAATATTATTTGAATGTTTGAATGGATTCCAGAGACAACTATATTATTTTTCAGTCGAAATGAATTTCTCCCGAAACGCATTGTTGGTAAATATCAGTAATAATTTCTTGGATTTGTGCTTGGGTATAAATTTCCAAAGTGCCAGCATCCAAATGCAAATTGACACAATTAAATGCATATTCTTCTCTAATTAGGATCATTTTGATTTGATTTTTGCCACTAATTAAATAATCGGCCAACTGTTTCATTAGATCAATACTACCATCAATTTTGGTATAAGTAGGCTTCCCAGTAAATTTAAGCAACCACAAATGATAATCAGCATAAGTCTCGTGATTTAACAAAAAATAATCCAACGGATTATTCGTGGAAACACCGCCATCAACGAGTTTGTTGATGGTTGAACCCGCTAAATTTTCGTAACCATATTGATCCAATTCTGGATAATAATAAATTGTGGTGGGTTTGAAAACATAAGGAATGGCACTACTGGCCAGGACCGCATCATATAACTTGATATTGGTCCAATTATCATTTAATGTTGTCATAAAAATTTCTTTGTTACGACTGATATCCACCGTATTAATGATCAAATCTTTGTAAGTGTCAGGATATTTTTGAATTAAAATTTTCAAATGACCAAAGGTCAGATCTTTGGCGCTGATGGGTTTTTCCAAAGACAAATTTTGGTTGATGGTGTTAATTTTGTACTTGATAATTTCCTCGACAATATTTTCACGTCCAGTATCTGAATATAAATAACCATAAAATTGCAATCGTAACAGGGAAACTGGTAATAAACATTTACTATCGACCAAAGTACTTATGTTAATTACTTTCGACAAATTCATCATATCATCACAATTATATCCCAGGCTTAAAGCCATGGCCAAAAAACTACCTACGGATGTACCGCCAAATATTTTGACGCTGTCTAATTTTATGTATGGGTTATCTTCAAATAAATATTTTAGAACACCCAATGCATATATGCCCTTGGTACCACCACCTTCTATAAAAAATGCTTGTTTTTCATGAGTTATTTCTATATCGGGATTGTTTTTTAGTTTGATACTAACTGTGCATTTGTTCATGATTATCTAAAATTTCTTATCATTTAAATTATCAAAGTGGATAAAACGATAACTCCGTTGACTTAGTTTCTTTGATGGCCATATTATAAAAATAATAGAAGAGTTGCCCGTTCGTGGAAAATTTAGTCAATTTGATATTATTATTATCTTCTGTGTCTCTAAAAAGTAATTGGTCGAACTCATAACCTATGAGTTTATCAACCAAATAAGTAATTAATTTGGTCAAATCCATGGTTTCATGATAATAAAAAGCTAAGGTTGCCACGGAAATATTAATTCGTTTTTCCAAACAATAATGATACCCATGATAAACCGCCACAAAATCTGTGACCTCGCCATCATCATTTTTGTTAACGAAACTGTAAACAATTCGTTTTTTGGGTAACAACAAATGATGTACATTATCTTCGGTAAAATATGGTTTGACTTTGTAAGTTGACATAGATTGGTTCAGTTTGGAAACAACACATGGAATATCACATGGCATCATCAAATGTAAAGGATTTTCATCTAGTTTCGGGATAGAGGTCAAATCCTCACGTAAAAATCCACAAGTTCGAAGCCTTGAATAATTAATGGGTATCACATAATCTTTACTGGCACAAAAGGGTGCTGACAAAAAAGTATTTGTCGTGAACAGAGCATAAGTAATTTTAATTTGACTTAATCTATATTTAATTTCAGCAATTAACCAAGTGGCCAAACCGAAATGTCGTGCTTTTGATTGGACACATAAAAAATTAACATATGGTAATTTCATCAAATTGTCATACACAATTATATCGAAAAACGCAGCCGTTATGATACCAACTAATTTTTTCTTGTAAATTAGACCCACCAGAAAACCAGGCGAGACCTGTTTTAGATACCAATACAAAAAATCTTTCGAATAATTTAAACGAATTATGGATTGTTTGTCCTCCACATAATGATTATTTATTAGGCCGACAATATCATCCAAATAACCCAAATGTAATGTTTTCAACTCGAAATCATCCGGAAGTAATGGCCTGTCTACTTCCGGATTCAAATCAATAATTTCCAGATTGCTTTGATCATTTTCTGCTAATTTAAGTGGTTGATTTATCCAAAAAGTCATTAATTATTATCATTACCAAATAATTTTATAAATGAATCGAAACGATTTGACCCAAGTGAAATACATTAGAATATATTCTGGGTTATGTTTGGAATGTTTTGAGAATCCAAGATAATTTCTGGCTGATGTGCAAATACCAATTGATAAAGATTTTCTAGTATAAAATAAATAATGAATATTCATTCCGACCTAACAAAAATAACCCCAGTAGTTAATCATTTATATTTGTCAGGAATTTTCCCCCTGGATGAAAATTATCAGTTGATCAAAAAATTAAATATCAAATATATTTTGTCATGTGTAGATAGAAATTATATTTCCGAAGTGCATGACAAAATTATGACCGAAAATCCGGACCTGACAATTTTGTATTTGCCTTATAACGACGATATTGAACAAAATCTTTGGAAAAAAAATGAGAGTGACATTCATATTTTGAAATATACAGACACAGCGGAAGATTTCAACAAATTGAGACAACAAACCAATATTTATCATAATAAGCCCATGATCGAAATAGGTTATCATTTTATTAATAATGCCATTGAACAAAAGCAAAATGTTCTAATTCACTGTATGGCTGGTGTCAGTCGCTCTGTCAGTTTAGTTGTTTATTATTTAATGAAAAAATATCATTTGGATTACGTCACGGCTATTAAATTAGTTCGTACCAAAAGAGAAATTGCCAACCCGAATGATTCTTTCAAGCATCAACTAAAAAAATATGAAAATAAACGAGCTAATTTCACTGAGGAAGATGCCAATCACATAATTAGTCAGGTTAAATATCCAGAGAATTTTTGCCATACAAATCGTTAATTTTCTCAATGATTCAATAATATCTAT